TAGATAAAGGTGGAGATCATTTTAAAAAATTATATAATAATTCTGATGTCACAAATAGAAATCGCAATGGCCAGACTTCAAGTGGATTATATGCTTTGTTCTTACCTATGGAATGGGGATTCGAAGGGTTTATCGATAAGTATGGCTACCCTGTATTCGACACACCATCAGAACCGGTTGAAGGAATTGATGGTGAACCAGTATTTTCGGGAGTTATTAAACACTGGGAAAATGAGGTGGAAGGGTTAAAAAGAGACTCTGATGCTTTAAACGAATATTATAGACAATTTCCAAGGTCTGAAAAACACGCTTTTAGAGATGAAACCCTTAATTCTTTATTTAATCTTACTAGAATTTATGAACAAATAGATTATAATGAAGAGATGGAATTTAGTGGTCATGTAGTTCGAGGTGCTTTTTCTTGGAAAGGTGGAATAAAAGATAAAGAGGTTATATGGGTTCCTACTCAAAATGGTAGATTTAAAATATCTTGGTTACCTCCAACAAATTTACAAAATAATATAATAGAAAAAAATGGTGTAAAATATCCAGGCAATGATGGATTAGGGGCTTTTGGTTGTGATCCTTATGATATTTCTGGTACTGTAGGCGGAGGTGGCTCGAATGGGTCATTACATGGGCTCACAGCTTTCACTATGACCAGCGATGTACCTAGTACTAAGTTTTTTTTAGAATATATTGCACGACCACAAACAGCAGAGATCTTCTTTGAAGATGTGTTGATGGCTTGTATTTTTTATGGAATGCCTTTATTGGCAGAAAATAATAAACCTAGACTACTTTATCATTTTAAAAGGAGAGGTTATAGAGGGTTTTCTATGAACCGCCCTGATAAACGCAAAAGTAACTTATCTAAAACAGAATTAGAATTAGGTGGTATTCCAAATACTTCTGAAGATATAAAGCAAGCGCATGCAGCAGCGATTGAATCTTATATAGAAGAATATGTTGGTAAAAATAATGAAGAATACGGTAATATGTATTTTCAACGTACTTTAGAAGATTGGGCACGGTTTGATATTTCACGAAGAACATCTTTTGATGCTTCTATAAGTAGTGGCTTAGCTATAATGGCTTGCCGAAAACATTTATATAAACCTAATACAGATAGAACAATTAAAAAGTTGGATTTCGAGTTTTCAAAATACAGGAATGAAGGCTATCAAAGTGAGTTAATAAAATAAATATGGCAAAATTAAAAGGGAAAGTTCTAACACAATTTCCAAGTCAAGCAGTCTCCGATAAAGAGAAGCAAACCGAAACATATGGTTTAGCAGTAGGAAGAGCTATTGAACAAGAGTGGTTTAATAAAGATAATAATGGCATTGGAAAATTTTTTAACTCAAGGCAGGAAGCTCATAGACTTAGATTATATTCTAGAGGGGAGCAATCTATTAGAAAATATAAAGATGAATTTGCTATTAATGGGGATTTATCTTATCTTAATTTAGATTGGAAACCAGTTCCTATTATTCCAAAATTTGTAGATATAGTAGTTAATGGTATGCAAGATAGACTATTTTCTATAAAAGCAGTAGGACAAGATACATTATCTACTGGAAGAAGAACTAAATTTGTTAATGATGTACAGCAAGATTTAAATACTGCTAGTTTATTATTAAATATAGAACAAACTTTAGGCGTAAGTGCTAGAAACTTTGCAGTAAATGATTTACCAGCTAATACTGAAGAGTTAGAACTGTATATGCAATTAAATTATAAGCAAGGAATTGAAATGGCTGAAGAGGAGGCTATTGATAATATTTTTAAAGCTAATAAATATGACGAAACTAAAAAGCGTATTGATTATGATTTAACCACTTTGGGTATGGGTGCTGTAAAACATGGTTTTAATAATACCGATGGCGTTGTTGTAGAATATGTAGATCCTGCTAATTTAGTTTGGTCTTATACAGAGGATCCTAATTTTCAAGATTGTTATTACTTTGGTGAAGTAAAAACAATAAAAGTAAATGAACTTAAAAAACAGTTTCCTAATTTAACTAATGAAGAAATAGAAGAGTTAGTTGAGAGAGGTTCTAACTGGAATGATTATAACGATCCTACTTACAATTATTATAATAACAGTGAATTAGCGGCAAAGAATACTTTAACAGTATTATATTTTAATTGGAAAACATGGGAACATGACGTATATAAAATTAAAGAAATCCCTTCTGGTGGCGAAAAAGCAATTAAAAAGGATGATAGTTTTAATCCTCCAAAAGATAAAAGAACTCGTTTTGAGAAAGTAAAACAAACAAGAGAGGTAATATATGAAGGGTGTTTAGTATTAGGAACAGATACTATATTAAAATGGCAAAAAGCAACTAATATGATTAGACCTTCATCTAATATTAACAAAGTAATGATGAATTATGTTGTTAGTGCGCCAAGATTATATAAAGGTAATATAACATCTCTGGTTTCTAAAATGACAGCATATGCAGATCTTATTCAATTAACCCATTTAAAATTACAACAAGCAATCCAAAGAATGACGCCTTCTGGTGTATATGTAGACGCTGATGGACTGGCAGAGATTGATTTAGGTAATGGAACTAATTATAACCCACAAGAAGCTTTAAATATGTACTTCCAAACAGGATCTATCATAGGTAGATCATTAACGGTGGAAGGAGAAAGAAATAATGGTGGTATACCTATCCAAGAGCTCCCTGGGGGTGGTGGTAATCAAATTCAAGTTTTAATTGGTGCATATAACCAATATATACAGATGATGAGAGATGTTACGGGATTAAATGAAGCGAGAGATGCTGCCGATCCTGATCAATATTCTTTAGTTGGTGTGCAAAAATTAGCAGCTGCAAATAGTAATGTTGCAACAAGACATATTTTGCAGTCTAGTATGTTCATTACCACTTGTTTAGCAGAGGCTATTTCTTTAAGATTTAAAGATGTATTAGAGTATCATCCTACTAAAGAGATGTTTATAGATTCTTTAGGACAGTTTTCTGTAGGATCTTTAGAAGAATTAAGAGATCTTAATCTTCATGATTTTGGTATATTCTTAGAATTGGAACCCGATGAAAACGAAAAGCAATTATTAGAAAACAATATACAAGTGGCGCTTTCTAAAGATAGTATACATTTAGAAGATGCTATTGATATTAGAGAGGTAAAAAATACTAAATTAGCTAATCAATTATTAAAATTTAGAAGAGTAGCTAAACAAAAAGCCGATCAACAACAAGCTCAAGCAGCTAGTTCTGCACAAGCTCAAGCCCAAGGCGAACAAGCACAAAAACTTGAAGAAGTGAAAGTACAAGCGGAACAAGTAAAAACTGAATCTAAAATTCAATTATCTACAGCTGAGAATGAAATGGATATTAGAAAAATGGAAATTGAAACTCGCGCTAAAAAAGAATTAATGCAATATGAATTCAATTTAAATGTTCAATTAAAAGAACTTGAATTAAAATCTCAGATGGAATTAGCAGAAAGAAGCAATCAATCTATGTTGCAAAGAGAACTTATTCGAGAAGACACTAAACTTAAAACTAGTGGCAAATTAAGTGGGGCTCCTAATACGGATAATCCTACAAAAGATTTTGAATCAAAAGGTAATGACACCTTGGGAGGGTTCGATATGGGCCGTTTTGAAAGCTCTTAAATATTTAAACAATTATTTTATTATATACAATTATGGAAGAAAAAGAAGTACAAGAAGTGCAAGAAAGTCCTAAAGTTGAAGTTAAAGATGTCGGGGAAATAAATCCCGATATAGTTACTCCAGCTAAAAAGGAAGCCGCGGTTTTAGAGAAAGCCGTTGAAGAAGGTAAAGTTGATCCTGCTTATGGATTACAAAAAGATGGTGTTTACAAAATTAATGTAGATAAACCACCAGTACCTAAAAAAGAAATTAAAGAAGAACCTAAAAAAGAAGAAAAAAATGCCATACAAGGGAAAACAACTGATAGCTTGCAAGATACAGGAGAAAAAGGATCTGAAAGCGGGGAGAAAACCGAGGTGGCATTGCGGGGACAGTCCAGTAAGGAAGATAAAATCCCTGAAAACAAGGAAGAAGTATTAAAAGAAGAAAATGCTTCTGATTCACCTTTAGAGCTTATTAAAGAGGAGCCTAAGGAAAAAAGTATTAAACAGGAAAAAATAGAAACACCTGTTAAAGAACAAAAAATATTACAGGAAGAAAAACAATTAAAGCTTCCTGAAGGAGTAGAAAAACTTGTACAGTTTATGGAAGAAACTGGAGGAACAGTTGATGATTATGCAAAGCTTAATCGTGATTATTCTAAAATGGATAATGTCAGCCTCTTACAAGAATACTACGAATATACTAAACCGCATCTTGACAAAGAAGATATCAATTTTTTAATGGATAAAAACTTTGCCTATGATTCGGAGACGGATGACCCGTCTGACATAAAGGCTAAGCAATTGGCCTTTAAAGAAGAAGTATTTAATGCTCAAGAACTTCTTAAAACAACAAGGGAAAAATATTACACTGATCTTAAGTTAAGATCTAAACAACAAAATATTGCTCCCGAGTATAAAGAAGCATTAGAGCATTACAATAGTTCTAAGCAATTTTCAAAGCAAGCTAACATTGCAAAGGAAGCTTTTAGAAAGCAAACAGATACTGTTTTTAACGAAGAATTCAAAGGTTTTGATTTTAAGGTAGGAGAAAACAAATATAGATTTAAAATAGACAATCCTAGCAAAGTTAAAGAATCTCAATCAGATATAACTAATTTTTTAAATCCCTATACTGGTGAAGATGGAAATATTTCTAATGTCCGTGATTATCATAAAGCTATATTTGCAGCACAAAATGCAGATAAAATAGCAAATCATTTTTATGAGCAAGGCCGTGCCGACGCTATAAAAAATTCTGCTAAAGTAGCTAAAAATATAAACATGGATCCTAGACAAGATGGTTCCTCTATT